GCTGAAATCGACGCGATGATCGGCAAACGCCTCGCAAGAGAGCAACGTAAGTGGGAACGAGAACAGCAACAACGGGCTGCCGAAACGCAGATCGTAAAAGCTCCTTCAGCAGCATCCGCTGACCAGTTTGAAAGCCCTGAAGCCTATGCGGAAGCACTGGCCTACCAGAAAGCCGAAGAACTGCTCGCCAAGCGTGAAGCTGCCAAGCAGCAGTCGCAAGTCCTCGAAAGCTATCAAGAACGTGAAGAAGCAGCACGGGATAAATATGACGACTTCGAGCAAGTTGCATACAACCCCAAGCTACCAATCACCGATGTGATGGCTGAAACGATCCAGTCTTCGGACATTGGCCCCGAGTTAGCTTACTACCTTGGCTCCAATCCCAAAGACGCAGAGCGTATCTCACGCATGTCGCCACTCGCACAGGCGAAAGAAATCGGGAAGATTGAGGCCAAATTGGCGTCTGATCCTCCTGTAACCCGAACCACGTCAGCGCCTGCGCCGATTTCACCTGTCACCGCACGCTCCTCTGGAGCACCGGCTTATGACACTACGGACCCACGGTCTATCAAGACCATGACGGACTCGCAGTGGATTGAAGCCGAACGCGCACGGCAGATGAAGAAGTTGCAAGCAATGGCAAACCGCTAATTTTTTGAAAGGACTAACATGTCTAACAGTATTCTGACCATTGACATGATCACCCGCAAAGCTCTCGAAATCCTTGAGAACAACTTGGTGATCACCCGCAACGTGAACCGCCAGTACGACGACAGCTTCGCTGTTGAAGGCGCCAAAATCGGTTCTACACTGCGTATCCGTTTGCCCGACCGCGCTCTGGTGACCGACGGTGCCGCCCTGCAAGTTCAGGACGACAACGAACAGTTCACCACTCTGACTGTTTCCAGCCAGAAGCACATCGGCGTGAACTTCACATCTGCTGAATTGACCATGCAATTGGACGACTTCGCAGAGCGTGTGTTGAAGCCTCGTATCAGCCAGTTGGCCTCCAGCGTTGACGCTGACGTTGCCAACGCATACAAGTACATCGGTAACTCCGTTGGTACTCCCGGCTCTACTCCTTCGACTTCTTTGGTGCTGTTGCAAGCCCAGCAGAAGCTGAACGAGAACGCTGCCGTGATGTCTCCACGTTACGCCACCGTCAACCCTGCCGCCAACGCTGGTCTGGTTGAAGGCATGAAAGGTCTGTTCAACCCTACCGACACCATCAGCAAGCAGTTTAAGAACGGCATGATGGGCACTGGCGTGTTGGGTTTTGACGAGATCAACATGTCTCAGTCGATCAAGCAGCACAGCACTGGTACCCGCGCTGCCACTGGCAACACCACCGGTGCTGCTGTGACCGCCGAAGGCGCAACCACACTGACGCTGACTGTTGGCTCCGGTGAAACCATCGCCGTTGGTGACGTGTTCACTATCGCTGACTGCTTCGCTGTGAACCCACAGACCCGTGAATCCACTGGTTCGTTGTTCCAGTTCGTGGCCTTGGCTTCTTCGACCACCACCACAACTGCCACTGTGACCGTTGCCCCGATCTACTCGGCCAGCCACGCTTTGGCTACTGTGAGCGCTTTGCCTGGTAACAGCAAGGCTGTCGTGTTTGTTGGTGCAGCTTCCAGCCAGTACGCCCAGAACTTGGTGTACCACAAGGATGCCATCACCTTTGCCACTGCCGACCTGTTGCTGCCACAAGGCGTTGACATGGCCGCCCGTGCCGTTCACAACGGTATCAGCTTGCGCGTTGTTCGTCAGTACGACATCAACAACGACCGCCTGCCTTGCCGTATTGACGTTCTGTACGGCTACAGCACGATCCGTCCTCAAATGGGCGTTCGCCTGTGGGGCTAAACTGAAACGGGGGCTTCGGCCCCTGTTTCTCGTATCTCAATTTTGAAAGGAAATTATCATGGCTCTCCCTAATGGCGCAGGCGGTTATCAAGTTGGCGATGGCAACATCGGCGAAGCCCAACTGTTCGTGCAAGGTGCTCCTACAGCACTGACCGCAGCAGCAACTCTGACAGGCGCTCAACTCGCAAACGGCCTGTTCACATACACTGGCGCGGCTGTTAACCTGACTTTGCCCACCGTGGCATTGTTGGAAGCTGATGTGTCCAGCGCATCCAAAGTGAACGCTGCATTTGACTTCACCATCATCAACATTGGCGGCACCAACGCTGCAACCCTCGTGGTTGGCACAGGTTGGACCATTGTTGGTGTGGCTGCGGTTTCTGCAAACACTTCCGGCCAGTTCCGCGCCCGTAAAACCGGCGATGGTTCTTGGACTGCATATCGCGTTGCCTAAACCTAAACGGGGGCTTCGGCCCCTGTTTTTCTAAAAGGACAAATCATGCCTAACACCAAACCGATTGGCGTTGCTTACGAAGACCAGCAACTGGACGGCGCAGTTATGGGTAAAACTGGCGGTACCGCTGCTTTTTACGGCGTAACCCCAGTCACCCAAGCTGCCGCTATCACGGCTGTCACCAATACCGCAACAGGTACTGAGTTGGCAACCGCCATCAATGCACTTCGCGTTGCATTGAAAAACATTGGCATCACTGCCTAAGTTTAAGACCCCCTCGGGGGTCTTTTTAAATTATGTCCATAATCTATCTCACACACCCCCTGCACGGCGCAAAAGTTGCCACAATGGAACTTGAGGCCGAAGCTGATGAACAAAACGGCTGGTCACGGTACAATCCAGAAACGCCTTCGGACTCCGAAGATGCGGCTCCCGTGAACGCACTCGGGACAAAACGCAAATACACTCGCAAGGTCGTAGAGACTGAGGCAGCACCCGAAGGAGTTTAAGCATGGCAACGTACACCGCTGGCAATCAAATCAACCGAGCACTTCGACTGCTTGGCATTCTTGCCGAAGGTGAAACGCCATCTGCGGCCATGTCCCAAGACGCCTTGATGGCGATGAACCAGATGATTGAAAGCTGGAACATCGAGCGTCTGTCTGTCTTTTGCACCCAAGACCAAGTGTTCACCTGGCCTTCCGGCCTGTTGAGTCGCACACTCGGCCCATCTGGTGACTTTGTGGGCAACCGGCCCGTCCTGTTTGATGACGCCACGTATTTCAAGGCGTCCAATGGCGTGTCATACGGCATCGAATTCATCAACCAGCAGCAGTACGACGGCATCGCGGTCAAGACCGTGACCTCCACATTCCCGCAGGTGATCTTCGTCAACATGACGTATCCCAACGCTGAAATGTTCATTTACCCCCGTCCCACACAGGATTTGGAATGGCATTTTGTGTCGGTTCAGGAATTGGACCAGCCTGCTCAATTGGTCACTGAGTTGCACTTCCCGCCAGGTTACCTACGTGCTTTTACGTACAACTTGGCAATGGAGATCGCCCCTGAGTTTGGCGTGGAGCCAAGCCCACAGGTGCAGCGCATCGCCATGACCAGCAAGCGCAACTTAAAGCGCATCAACAACCCCGACGACATCATGAGCCTGCCTTACGCCATTGTGGCGAATCGTCAGCGGTTCAACATCTACGCCGGTAACTACTGATGGACTCCCCAATCCTCGGCTCCAGCTATGTGGCCCGTAGCGTCAACGCTGCGGATAACCGCATGGTCAATCTGTACCCCGAGATCATTCCCGAGGGTGGTAAAACTGCGGCCTTCTTGTCGCGCTGCCCCGGCCTGCGCCGATTGGTTGCCGCAGGCACTGGACCGATCCGTGGCCTGTGGGCGCTCAAAGAATATCTGTACGCCGTGTCTGGTGACACCGTGTACCGGATGAACGTCATTGGCAACACCACCCGCTGGAAAATCAAACCACTGGGCACCGTGACCGGCACTGGTCCCGTGTCTATGGCCGACAACGGCACCCAGATTTTCATCGCCTGCAACCCGGACAGTTACATCTACAACGCGACCACCGAGGTGTTTGCAAAGATCACTGACCCCGATTTCCCTGGCGCTGTCAAGGTCGGGTATCTGGACGGCTACTTTGTGTTCAACGAGCCAAACAGTTCGCGGGTGTGGGTTACATCGCTGCTGGACGGCCTGTCGGTCGATCCGTTGGACTTTGCCAGCGCAGAGGGCGATCCTGACGGTCTGGTGTCTTTAATCATTGACCACCGCGAGGCGTGGCTGTTTGGCTCCAACTCGATTGAGGTCTGGTATGACGCAGGTCTGCCCGACTTCCCATTGCAGCGCATCCAAGGCGCGTTTAACGAGATCGGCTGCGCTGCGGCCTACTCGGTTGCCAAGCTCGACAACGGCCTGTTCTGGCTGGGTTCTGACGCCCGTGGCCGGGGCATCGTCTACCGTGCTAACGGGTACACCGGCCAGCGCATCTCAACACACGCTGTTGAATGGCAAATCCAGCAATACGGCGACTTGTCGGACGCCATTGGGTACACCTACCAGCAAGACGGTCACGCCTTCTATGTGCTAATTTTCCCCAGTGCCCAAACCACATGGGTCTACGATGTAGCCACCCAAGCATGGCACGAACGGGCTGGCTGGTCCAACGGCAACTTTGTGCGCCACCGGTCCAACTGCCAAGTCGTCTACGACCAGCAGGTGATCGTGGGTGACTTTGAAAACGGCAACATCTACGCATTCGACCTTGACGAATACGCCGACAACGGTGACATTCAGAAATGGCTGCGTTCGTGGAGAGCACTACCCACCGGCACCAACAACCTCAAGCGCACAGCGCAGCACAGTCTGCAAATCGACTGTGAGACTGGTGTTGGCACCAACACGGGCCAAGGCTCCCAGCCCCAGATGATGCTGCGCTGGTCCGATGACGGTGGGCACACATGGTCCAACGAGTATTGGATGTCGATGGGCAAGATCGGTGAGTATTTCCGCAGGGCAATCTATCGTCGCCTCGGGATGACATTGAAGCTGCGTGACCGGGTCTATGAGGTTTCTGGCACAGACCCTGTGAAGATCGCTATCATGGGTGCTCAATTGATCGTGACCCCGACCAATGCCTGAACAACAGAACATAACCAATATTCCGTCCAATCGTGTCGAGTTCATTGACTCGCGCACGGGAATGGTGTCGCGTGAGTGGTATCGGTTTTTTCTAAACTTGTTCAACCTGGCTGGCGGTGGCGGCAACCAAATATCGCTGGACGACTTGCAAGTTGGCCCACCACCTCAACCAGACTCTGGTGGCGGCGGGGGCGGCGCGGGTACTGTGACTTCTGTGGGAATGTCGGTACCCACCGGGTTGAGTGTTGCGGGTAGCCCCATCACGACCACAGGGACTTTTGCCGTCACCTACACCGCAGGTTATGCCATCCCGACAACGGCCAAGCAGACCGAGTGGGACACTGCATACGCTGACCGGCTCAAATGGGACGGCGGCGCGACCGATTTGGTGGCAGCCACCGGCCGCACATCGCTGGGGGCCACAACTGTCGGCGGCAACTTATTCACGCTGACCAACCCCAGCGCGATCACATTTATCCAGATCAACGCTGACAACAGCATCACGACGATGGATGCGCCCACGTTCCGCACTGCCATTGGCGCAGGCACTGGTGGCGGCTCGGTCACATCGGTTTCAGGCACTGGCACTGTCAGCGGGTTAACCCTAACAGGCACCGTGACCACTTCGGGCAGTTTGACACTGGGTGGCACTTTGGCCGTCACCCCCTCGGACTTTGCATCCCAGACCGCCAACACATTCTTGGCTGCACCCAACGGCTCATCGGGCACACCAACATTCCGTGGAATCGTGGCGGCAGATGTGCCAGCCCTGAGCTACGTCAGTTCAGTCGGCGTCACCGCACCCCTTGCCACCACGGGAGGGTTAACCCCTACTCTCAGCATGCCGGTTGCCACATCGAGTGCCAACGGTTACCTGTCTAGCACCGACTGGAACACGTTCAACGCAAAGCAGCCTGCCGGGGCGTATCTGACCTCTGTGGCCGTGACATCGGCCAACGGGTTCGCTGGCACCTCCAGCGGGGGCACAACGCCCTCCCTGACCCTCACGACCAGCATCACCGGGCTGCTCAAGGGCAACGGCACGGCCATGTCTGCTGCCACAGCAGGCACCGACTATTCGGCTGGCACCAGCGCCTTGGCAACCGGCATTCTGAAGTCCACCACGACCACGGGTGCGTTGACCATTGCAGTCGCGGCCGACTTCCCAACCCTGAACCAGAACACCACGGGCACCGCTGCCAACGTCACGGGCACCGTGGCAATCGCCAATGGCGGCACCGGGCAAACCACTCAGACCGCAGCATTTGACGCGCTGGCTCCCACAACGACCAAGGGCGACCTGATCGTTGACAACGGCACAAACAACGTCCGACTGGCTGTAGGCACTGACACTTACGTGCTGACGGCTGATGCAACCGCTGCAACTGGGGTCAAGTGGGCAGCACCCTCGGGTGGCAGCAGCAACATCACGGCATTCGGTCTGTGGGAAAATAATGCGTCGATCACGGCCAATTACTCGATCACCTCGGGCAACAACGCTCTGTCGGCAGGACCGATTTCCGTGGCGTCAGGTGTCACCGTGACGGTGCCCACAGGCTCGACCTGGACCATCACATAAGGAATCCCATGACAGTAACTGCCCGAAACCTAGTGCCCGCCAAGCTGATCGAAGACACCCAAACGACCCAGTACATTGTCCCAACCAATGCCTCGGCCACCATCATCGACAAGTTCACGGCCACAAACATCAGTGGCTCTACGGCGACAATCAGTGTAAACTTGGTCACAGGCTCGGACACACCTGGGGACAACAACTTGATCACCAAGACCAAGACATTAACCGCATCTGAGGTCTACACTTTCCCAGAACTGGTGGGTCAGATTTTGCCGACTGCGGCGTTCATTTCGACCATTGCCAGTGCGGCAAGCGCCATCAACATTCGGATTTCCGGGCGCGAGGTGACATGATGCGTGTGGCCTACGGTAAAGGGTTTGATGTTGCGCCAAACGCCGCATCTAAAGTTCAATTCCGCGAATCTGTGCTGGTTGTGCAAGACGGGCTGCAAAAACTAATCGACAGCGGCGCGGTCAAATCCACGCTTGAAGATTGCACACTGACGCACTATTTCACCCCAAAAGATGAAAAGTACGGGTGCTGCGCGTATGCTCGGGAAATGCTAATCCCAAAAGGAACTTTGATCATTGGGACAATTCATCGCCATCAGCATTTGAATTTTATTTCCAAAGGCAAGGTCAAAGTATTTACCGAATTTGGCGAAAAGTATTTGGAAGCGCCATGCACGTTTGTATCGGAAGTAGGGCTAAAACGGGCAGTTTATGCCGAAGAGGATACACTGTGGACAACGGTACATTTGACTGCCTTTGAAAAAGAGTCCGAGTTGGATAAAATTGAGCAAGAAGTAATTGCACCGTCGTATGGCGATTTGGGGCTAATTGCGTCAACTGCGGACCTACCGCAATTGCAAAAACAAGGGGAAAAGCTATGACATGGGGTCTTGTTGCTGTTGCTGGCGCAACTTTGGTTAGTGGTGCAATGGCATCTGATGCTGCTGGTGACGCCGCAAGCGTTCAAGCCGCTTCGGCAGACCGCGCAGCCGATCTTCAATACCAACAATTTAAAGAATCTACCGCGCTGCAAGAGCCTTGGCGCAAGGCGGGTGAGCAGGCGCTCAATAAGTTGATTCCTTTGACGGACTATAAAAAGTTCGATATGTCCACTTTTGAAGCGGACCCCGGCTATGCGTTTCGTCTGTCGGAAGGGCAAAAAGCGCTTGACCGTCAAGCCGCTGCTCGTGGTGGTTTGATTTCGGGTAGTGCGCTCAAGGCCACCGCCCGATATGGTCAAGAAATGGGTTCGCAAGAATACACCAATGCGTTTAACCGTTACCAGACTGAACGCGCAGCACAGCTTCAGCCTTTGCAATCCCTTGCTGGTGTAGGCCAAACTACCGCGCAACAAATTGGACAAGCTGGTCAAAATTACGCCAACGCTGCCGGTGAAGCATATATGGGTGCAGCCAACGCTCGGGCCTCTGGTTACGTTGGCGGCGCAAATGCACTCAGCTCGTCAATTGGCAACATTGGCAACATGTACATGCAAAACAAATACATGAATCAACGCTATCCAACTGTGGGAAATATCCCAAGTAGCAGCATCGGGTATGGTGCAGGGTATGCTGGCGAAGGGCCAATTGGTTATGCACCATAAGGATTGATCATGCCTCTCAACACAAATATCGCTCTCGGGGTGCAAACTCCCCAATTTGAGTCGCCAATGAAACTGGCGCTGGTAGCCAACCAGTTGCGCGAGGCGCAAATGAAGGCTCAGGAATACGAAGCTGTTGCAGAAGAACGCAACCGCCTTCGTGCGTTAAACCCTGCCGATCCTGACTACGAAAATCAACTGATGCGCGTATCCCCCACGCAGGGTATTGCGTACCGAAAAGGTCAACGCGAGGCTGATAAATTTAAAAGTGAGTCTGAAAGCGCTGCGGCAACCCGCGACAAGATACGCGCCGAAGCGGCCGGTATTCGTCAAAAAATGGGGGCACAGGCATTGCGCGACATAAGTCAGCGACCATCTGACGCCAACATTATTGCGCATTTGGAAGATGTGCTTGAGTCAAACTTGTATAGTGATCAAGAAAAAGCCGCCGTTCAAAAGCGGTCTGACATGTTGCGAGCAATGCCTTTTGAGGATCGCAAATCCTTTTTGGCAAGCCAGGGTGCCAGCGCCAGCGAACTCAAGCCGACAACAAGTGTTGGCCCAACAGGTATTGTGCAGACCCCGGCATTTGGCGGCGGTCAGGCCACTGTGGTGCCGGGTACTGGTGCTGCGTTCCAGATGACGCCTGCTCAGATCGCGCAAAACAAGATCGCTCAAGGTCAGCTTGACGCTACTATTCGTAGTCAGAATCTGACTGAACGTCGTGAGCGCGACCGAATGGGCAATGACCAAAACCCCAATGTTGTCGCAAGACAAGTTGTTGGCGATGATGGCACCGTTACAAACTACAACAAGTTTGGTGAAATCATTGGAACGCAAAAAGGTGTTGGTAAGACAAGCGCAACTTACGCCAAGACCGAAGCACAGAAAAAGACAATGGCTAAAGACCTTGATCTTGCTATTAGCGAACTTGCAAAGGTTACTGAAAAAGGTGGCCTGATTGACCAATCCACAGGAAGCTACCTTGGAAAAGCAGTAGACGTTGGCGCTCGGGTGTTTGGTCAAGCTACAAAGGGCGACATTGCCGCAGGACAACTGGCACCAATTGCAGACCTTGCGCTCAAAATGGTTCCTCGGTTTGAAGGCCCACAGTCCAACGCAGATACCACATCGTATAAACAAGCGGCAGGTCAGCTTGCGGATTCGACATTGCCAGCAGAGATTCGCAAAGCGGCGGGTAAGGAAGTGTTGCGCTTGATGAAGGCACGTAAAAACCAGTTCATCACCTCGGATATGGCATCGGGCAACACTGCCACACCAACCCCTGATGTGCGTTCGCAAGCAGATGCAATTTTGAACGGGGGTAACTAAATGGCGACCGCAGACGAATACGCAGCATGGATCGTTAAAAACGCCGCCAAACGGGGCACCCCTGAATTTGACACCGTGGCAAAAGCGTATCAGCTTGCCAAACAGGAAGACGCGCCAGCCGCTGCCGCCCCAACATCAGCGCCAGCGCCCGTTGGTGGCCCATCTCCGTATGCGGCCGCACCATCTAACCCCACGCTCAAAGCGCTGTATGCACCAGTTGTGGGCGCGTATCGTGGGCTTCAGGACATTACGGATACCGCCTACATTGCCGCCACGGAGGCATTGGGAATTAAGGGTGCGCGTGATGAATCTGCCCGTCAAAAGGCACAGTACGAGCAGCAATACGGTGATCTCATGGGTGCGGATGTTGGCCGCATGGGTGGTCAAGTAGTTGGCACTTTGCCCGTGGGCGGTTTAGCTGCGGAACCTGTCAAAAAAGCTGCGCAAATGGCACCGTCCTTGGCTCGTTTTTTGACACCGTTGGCGACATCAATTGAAACCGCAGGGTTTAAAACAGGACTTGCACCAGGGGCTGCAAACATTGCAACTCGCGCAGCAGGGGGTGCGGTTGTAGGTGGTGCATCTGCCGCTGCTGTCAATCCTGATGATACCGGCACAGGTGCGGCCATCGGCGCTGCCGTTCCAACAATTGCGGCACCTGTTGTGAAAAAAAGTGCTAATTTTGTGCGCAGGTTGTCCGACTTGAAATCTGCAACATACCTGGATGCAGTGGAAGGCAAGGGCCGCGACATCGTAAACGCGCTGCGCAGCAAAAATGCCACCATCACACCAGGGTCAGCCCCCACGGCCGGTGAAGTTGCTGCATCCGAGGGTAGCGCCAAGTTTTCAGCATTCCAGAAGGAACTGTCTGAGTTGCCGGGCACTGCTACTGATTACGCCGCAGCTTCGGCTCAGTCGAACCAAGCTCGACTTGCGCAAGATGCCAGAGTCGCGGATCGGTTTAACAAAGTTGCGTCAAAGCTGAACGAAAAAATTGACCGTAACCTAGTGGACGTCAGCCCCTCCGAAGTTGGTGAAGCGTTGATTGCTGCGGCCAAGTCCAAACAGCAGTCTGTCAAATCGACCGTGGTGCAGCCTGCATACAAGGCAGCGTTTGATGCGGCAGGCGATGCCAAGATCGACATCTCGAATGTGGTCAGCGAAGCGGAACGTATTCTTGATCGCAAGCTGTCTGACTTTGCCACCGAAACTGCGCCTGACACTGTGCGTAAGTTGCGCGGGTTTATGCCAAAAACGCCCGAGGCCGAAGTTGCAACTATTGGCAAGGCTGGTTTTAAAACAGCCAAGCCTCCAGCACCACCGCAATTGACACCTGAAGCAACATTGCAGCAGCTTGATGACGTGCGCAAAGCAATCAATGCCGACATTGCAGCAGCCAGTTCAGGTAACGCACCAATGGCCGCAACCACGTTGAAAAACTTGCGGGATTTGCATCGCTCAATTGATGATGCCATTGGTAAAAGCACCACATTGGCAGACGATGCCAAGACCTTGTACGCAGATGCTGTTGGTAAATATCGAACAGAATACGCACCCCGGTTTAAGGAAGGTGTCAACGCAAACCTGTTTAAGAAGACAAATATCGGTGAAGGGCGCATTCGTCCAGAGGATGTCATTTCCAAATACTTCAACCCCAATGCGGAGTCCGAGGCTCGGCAATTTGTTACGTTGTTCGGTGACAACCCCGAGGCGTTGAAGATTGGCCGCGCCGGTATTGAGGATATCTATCGTAAAAAAGTGGCGCAAGGCGGCATGTCCCACGCCAACTTCATGAAAGACTACGGGCGCACGATTGACATTTACGACAATGCAGGGATGAACCTTCGTCAGCGATTCGATGTCATCAACAAGGATGCGCAGCGACTTGCTCAAGTTGACGCAATGGCAAAAGCCAGTGGGAACAAACTTGCCCCGCCTTTGCCACCTGGGTCGAACGCATTGGCCATTGAGGCGCGGATTAACGATTTGACCAAGGGTCTGGACGACCGTCAGTTGACTGCAATTAATTCGGTGCGTAACGATTTGGCAAGAGAAGCCGAGTACCAAAGACTTGCGGCTGCTGGCGGCAAAGGTGAATCTTTGCTTGGCGGCGCTACGACAGCAGGTAAGGAATCAGGACTGGCACCAGTACCGTCCTTGCTCAGTATGCCGATAACAGTGTACAACGCAGTTGTCAAGAAATTAATGGGTGTGGTGGACGATAAATTGGCAATGGAATTAGCCCGTGAAATGCTTAACCCGGCTGTTGCTGCGGAATCAATTCAAAAAGCATTGGTGCGTCAAGGTCAGCAAGAACTCACAAATCAGCTTACTCAGCGATTTGCAACTCGTGCTGCACCGGCTATTGCGCAACGTCCTGCAAACGAAAATCAAAACGCACTTGCCAAGTAACATCGGCTAGAATCCACCAAGGACCAAGACATGGCTTCACTCTCCCCATCCCCCAAACTACAGTTCTTCGGGACTGATGGTCTGCCATTGGTCGGTGGCAAGCTGTACACCTACGCTGCGGGGACTACGACTCCCATCGCCACGTACACCGACAACACCCAAGCAAACCTGAACACCAACCCCATCATCTTGGACTC